AGATACTATTGATGCTAAGATTGCAGGTGCAGCTCCAGCTACAGGCAGACTTAGAATGTATGCCACTGTTATTGATTTAGCAGGTCATGGCTTAGATGATAAGCCTGATGAAGTTGATAGAGACCAATTAGCTTAACTATAATAGCGTAGGGTGGCAGGGAAACTTGCCATCCTTTTAACACGAGTATCTTATGGCTGAAACATTTCTTACACACACAAATAGAGTAATAGCACGATTAAATGAAGTAGCATTAACGTCTTCTGATTTTGCTAACTCACGAGGTATACAAACTCAATGTAAGAATGCTGTTAATGAAGCTGTACGATATATAAATCAAAAAGAATTTCAATATCCTTTTAACCATACTACAAAAACACAAACACTTACAGCAGGTTCAGTTAAGTATACAATACCAACAGATGCTAAAACTGTAGATTACAATACTTTTAGATTAGTTAAAGATAGTGATTTAGGTGTAAGTGGTGGAAGGTTATCAATACTTAATTATAATGATTATGTAAATTCTTACATAACACAAGAAGATGAAATAAGCACTACAACATTAAGTACATCTCATACAGATTCTGTAACAACAATTACAGTTACAAGCACATCAGGTTTTGATAGTGCAGGAACTTTATTTATAGGTAATGAACAAGTTACATATACAGCTATAGGAAGTTCTACTACATTTACAGGTGCTACAAGAGGTGCAGGTAGCACAACTGCTTCAGCACATGATAGTGGTGTTCAAGTTGCACAATTTGATAAAGGTGGAGTACCATCTTATGTAACAAGAACTCCTGATAATAACTTTATTCTTTTCCCTTACCCCAACAAATCTTTTTCAATAAAATACGACTACTTTACATTTCCGAGTGATATGACTGCACATGGAGATACTACAAGCATACCTGACAGATTTGCACCTATAATAGCTGATGGTGCTTCTGCTTTTGTATATCAATACAGAGGTGAAACACAACAGTATCAATTAAATATGCAAAGATTTGAACAAGGTATAAAAAATATGCAAACGTTATTAGTTAATAGGTTTGAATATGTTAGGTCTACGTACATACCAAGAACAGGATATTCTAATACAGCAGATATACCATTAAGAGTAACATAATATGCCTGACCAATCACAAACATCTCCTCTTACATTTGCATGTCAAGGTGGATTAGTTTTAAATCAACCAACTTTTAATATGCAACCGGGTCAAGCGTTAGAATTACAAAACTTTGAACCTGATATTGATGGTGGATATAGAAGGATAAATGGATTTAGAAAGTATGTAAATCATATTGTACCTCAAACATCTGCATCAACAGAAAAAGTATTAATGGTTGCAGAGTTTGCAAATAAAGTTATTGCAGCTAGAGGTCAAAAAATATTTAGTTCTGCATCAACTGAACTTTCTATAGCCATAGCTTCAGGAACAGGTATGACAGGTTCAGGAACTATAACTGTAGACAGTACAACAGGATTTAGTTCTAGTGGAACATTACAAATTAATTCAGAAATATTTACATACACAGGTGTTACATCAACAACCTTTACAGGTGTAACGAGAGCAACAAGTTCTACAAGTGCCGCAGCTCATGCCGTAAATGATGTAGTATCAGAAAGTTGGACAGAAAGAGATGCAAGTCGTTCTGATGCAGGTAAATATAATTTTGAAAGATTTAACTTTGATGGTAATGATAAATTAGTTGTTGTAGATGGGGATAATGCACCTACAGTATTTAATACGTCTATAGCAGCGACTGATGTATCATCAGCAGGTAGTGGCGAAGTTAGCACAGCAGTAACAGGTGCTAAGTTTGTAGCAGCTTTTAGAGAGCATATGTTTTATGCAGGTATGTCTAGTACACCACAAGAGTTAGTTTTTAGTGTACCTTTTGATGAAGATAACTTTGCAACAGGCAGTGGTGCAGGTTCAATAAAAGTTGATGATACAATAGTTGGATTAAAAGTTTTCCGTAGTGATTTATTTATATTTTGTGAAAATAGAATATTTAAATTATCAGGAAGTACATTAAGTGATTTTACAATAACACCTGTAACAAGAAATATAGGTTGTGTAAATGGAGACACAATACAAGAATTTGCAGGTGATTTAATATTTTTAGGACCTGATGGATTACGTACAGTTGCAGGTACAGCAAGAATTGGTGACGTTGAGATTGGTACAATTAGCCGTGCTGTACAAACTGAAATAGATAATAATATAATAGATTCAGATTTATTTGAGTCTATTGTTATACCTGATAAAACACAATATAGATTATTTTTTAGTAATAGTTCAGATGCTGAAACAGCAACAAAAGGTTTAATATGTGTTTTAAAAGGTCAACAGTTTGAGTTTGCAAAATTAAAAGGCATTAAACCATCAGCTACAGATACATTTGTAGAAACAGGAGATGTAAAAGCAATACATGGTGGTTTTGATGGTTATGTTTACAGACAAGAAAAAGGCAATGATTTTGATGGAGAAGCTATAGATGGTAAATATAGAAGCCCTGATTTAACATTTGGAGACCCCGGAGTTCGTAAACACATGCAAAGAGTTATTTTAAATTATGCACCTGAAGCATCAATTAGTGCAGATTTATTTTTAAGATATGATTATGAAGATGCACAAGCACCAAGACCTGCTGCTTATCCTTTTGATTCTTCAAAAGTGTCTGCTGTTTATGGAACATCAACATATGGAACAGCAACATATGGTGGAACAACAACACCACTTGTTCGACAAGCAGTAGAAGGTTCAGGATTTGCAGTAGCACTAAGAGTAAATGATAGAGGAACAACAGCACCATATTCATTAAAAGGATTTGGTGTAGAATATCAAGTAGGAGCGAGGAGATAAATGGGAGCAACGTATACAAGACAATCAACATATACTGATGGTGACGTTATACAAGCATCTGATACTAATAATGAATTTAATCAATTATTAGCAGCATTTGCTTCAAGCACAGGACATACACACGATGGTACGACAG